ACGAGGAGAATGTCAACCGCAGTTTGATCTTGCAGAATCTTGGACTTCTCGATTGGGACTTTGGAGCAGTTCCAAAAGAGTATGCTCTGCTCACATTCCACAGGACAGAGAACGTGGATAATCCTGAGAGAGCAAAGAATGTGGTTGACTGCATGAATATCATTGCAGAGGAGTTGCCTGTCGTATTCTCTTTCCACCCGCGCACCAAGGATCAGTTTGCGAAGCATGGAATCGCTTTCTCAGATAAAGTGATTACACATGACCCTGTAGGATTCTTTGACTTCCTGCAACTGGAGAGGTTTGCAAAGGTTGTGTTTACTGACAGCGGTACTGTTCCTGAAGAAACAAGCATCTTTCACATTCCAACCATTGTATTGAGAGATACTACTGAGCGGCAGGAACTTATGGAGAACGGAACTCTCATCCTTGCTGGAACAAACAAGAAGGATATTCTTACCGCGTACAATGCGATTGGTAAGCTCCTTCGTAAGTGGGATGGACTTGATGATTACGACAAAGTTAACGTTTCGGATACAGTAATCAGATTATTGTTAGGACAATGAAGAGCTCTATCAAATATAGCATCATCATGCCCTACTACAATAGGGCGGCTCAACTGGAGAGGACACTGAAGTCATTCTACGATCTCTATAAAGATCGGAACGACTTTGAGGTTCTTCTTGTTGAAGATTCTAAGAACCATGCAAATGCAGAGTATCATGCTGCATTTTGGAAGATTGTTCAGTCATACAAATCAAAGTTCAGTATTTATGTGCTTGAAAGTACTTTCAATTTACTGAGTCCGGTGCGTGCATTTAACTATGGTGCTTCGCAAGCGGAAGGAGCATTTATTATCTTGACAAATCCCGAATGCTTACACTCAGTAGATGTTTTAAAAGGATTTGACGAGGAGTTTTCAAAAAATGAAGATTGTTACGTTGTTTGCGGATGCCAGGCACTAAAACAGAATGGTAGTTTTGATATGTGGTATCAGCATTCCTCACACAGAAATGTTTGTTTACATTTTTGTACTGCTATTTCACGAACCTTATTTAAACTTCTTGAAGGATTTCCTGTTGAGTTTGACGGTGGGTATTGTTTTGATGATGATGCATTTCGTGAAAAGGTGAAAAGAGCGGGGATTCCGTTTGTACTTCGTGATGATCTTCTAGTAACGCATCAATGGCATGTAAAAGAACGCCCTGCACATTGGAGAGAATTGTGGTTGAGAAACAAAAACTTATACACTCAAATGTTTTCAGAATGAGACCAGAGACGACGATAGTGTGTGTATTGAAAACAGGAGGTGATTTCCATTTTGAGGATGTCTTGCTCCTCTCTTCTAATCTACAAAAACAGTGGAAAGGAGAAGGGTACCTCCGTACTATATGTTTGTGGGATCAGGCAGAAAAACAAATTGAATTTACAACATGTACGATTCTCCCTTTCCCTCATCCGGAGTGGAAAGGATGGTGGAGCAAGTTAAATCTTTTCTCTCCTGAAATGGAAAAGTATAGGCCGTTCTTATTTCTTGATTTGGATACGGCAATTGTAGGTGATTTGACGGAAGTTCTCCCTAAAGAGGAGGATAGGGATAAGTTTATCCTCCTCCGGGACTTATACCGTCCGAGACGGCTTGCAACAGGAATGATGTGGATCCCTGCTAGGAGTGAGAAAGTAGACAAGGTTTGGGAGTACTGGATTGCAAACAACCCGCTTACATTAGCAGCAAGGTATAGAGGAGACAACAATATTATTGAGAACGCCACTGTTCCGGATTTGTACTTCCAGGACTACACTTCAGCAATTTCGAGTTTCAAACCAGATAAGAAATGGTTAATGAAGGTTCCGGAAGGGATAAAGGTTGTTTGCTTTCATGGCAAGCCTAGGATCTTTGAAGCGGCGAAGTCAGTTGAATGGGTTAAAAAATATGTAGATGGGACTTACTAAATCGTATAATCCGATTTTTGTAACGGGGATTGAAAGGTCTGGAACTTCAATCGTTGCTCGTATCTTGAGGAGTTGTGGGGCGCATGTAGGGAAAGTTTCACCGCGGTACGAAAATACACGGATCAGAGAATATGTAGATAGCTACTATCAAAGTATTCTGGGACCTTCCGAACATGAATGGCAGTGGCCCCTTCCTGACATTGAGAAGTTGCACATTCCAATCAACTGGAAAAGTGATATGCAGACGATGCTTGCTAAGGAAGACATTATAAATGGACAACCGTGGTTGTACAAAAGTGCTCGGTTGTGTCAAATCTGGCCCGTGTGGCACTACGCTTTTCCAAATGCTCGTTGGATCATCGTGAGACGGCGAACAGGGGACATTGTACAATCCTGTGTTAAAACTACATACATGTCGGCCTTTAAGGATCCTGAAGTACGGCAAGCAGTAGGCGTTGAGAATGAACGAGATGGTTGGCTGTGGTGGGTTCATCAACACGAGAAGAGATTTGTGGAGATGATAGAACAGGGATTAAACTGCAAAGTAATATGGCCTGAGCGAATGATGTCAGGTGATTATGAGCAAGTTTATGAGATGCTCGATTGGGTTGGACTCCCTTGGCGGAGTGATGTTTTAGCAATGGTTGATAATCTGTTTGATAAAAGTAGGAAAGGAGAGTGATATGGCGGCAAGAGTTACAGCAACTGAAGTAAAAGAAATAATGACAGGGTGTACAACGAGCGATACAATCGTCGAAGTATACATTGGTGCAGCAACTCTTTTGATTGATTCTCGATTCGCTTCGGATACTGTTCTGAGCGATGATCAATTGAAGGAGCTTGAGCGCTGGCTCACAGCACACATGATTGCTTCTGTAGACTTTCGTACAACGAGTGAGGAGAAGGTCGGAGAGGCTTCTGTTAAGTATACAGGAAAGTGGGGAGAAGGATTGAAATCCACTCCATACGGACAAATGGTTTTACTACTTGATGTTACAGGGAAGATAGCAAAAGCAGGCAAGGGAGTACCAGACATTTACGCAGTAACAAGTTTTGACGACTGATGAGTATAGCACAGGTTTTAGCACGGCAGTGCAAGCAGACAGCAGTGTATTGGGGAAATCCAGTAAAGAATGGGTATGGTGGATACACCTTCGATGATCCTATAGAAATTAAGTGTCGGTGGGAGGAGAAAGCTCAACTTTTAAAGATGTGGGACGCAAAAGGTGATGTCTTTGAGTGTATTGCTCTTGTTTATGTTTTGCAAGATGTAGACAGGGAAGGGTATTTGTTCTTTGGAACATTAAATGATCTTGATAGCAACCAAGAAGATGCTCCAGAAACGATAGAGATTAGCGGAAGGAAAGCATACTCCATTCGCCAGTTTGAGAAGCTTCCTGCACTCGGATCAACAACAGAATTTGTCAGGGCGGCGTATTTATCACAATTCCAATACAGGTAGGAGATGGCAAAGTATTCACATCTGTTAGTAGGGTTTGAGTCAACAATGAAAGGCTTGAACGTCGAACTTGAGAAGATCAAAGGTCGGTGTAATGCGGGGTTGATTGAAGCTGCTATTCTTATTCGTCGCTCAACGGAAACCACTCCTCCGCTTACTCCTGTTGATACAGGGAACCTTCGAGCAAGTTGGTTTGTTACAACAGCAAAGAGCAATGTTGCGGAGTCGGAAACAGGAAGTTTTAAGGGGAAGACTGCAGCAAATATGAGATCCGAACACACAAGAGTGATAACTGAGTCAAAGTCACTTATTGCAGCAAACCTTTCACGGAAGGGGGAGTTTATTGTAATCGGATACTCTGCCAACTATGCGTTATTTGTTCACGAGATGCTAGGAGCAGCATTTCAGAGACCACAAGCTGGGCCTAAGTGGTTCCAAGCAGCACTTGAAAGGAATAGAGGTGAGATTGTTAGAAAAGTAGCAGAAAGGGCAAGAATCCGATGAATGCTTGTTATATTTATAAAATTACAAATAAAATTGATGGGAAATTTTACATTGGTTCCACTGAATATCCTGAGCGGCGATTTAAAGAGCATGCGACAGATTTAAATAAAGGGAGACACCATTCACTGTATCTTCAGCGAGCATGGGATAAGTATGGTGAAGATAATTTTAAATTTGAAATACTTCGTTACTGTACAAGAAATAAACGAAGAGTATACGAGCAACACTTTCTTGATAGACTTCGTCCGTATGATTATGAGATTGGCTACAATATGAATCGTAAAGTAGATAGTAGGTACGGGAGAAAAATGTCAAAAGAAGCTTGCTTAAAAATGAGTATAGCAAAGAAAGGAAAGCCGAGTGTAAGGAAAGGGTGTAAACTATCAGAAGAGACAAGAAAAAAGTTAAGTGAGTCACATAAAGGACAAGTTTCTTGGCTCAAAGGGACTAAAGGGAAAATTGTAGCATGGAATAAAGGGATCTCTCCTTCACAGGTAACAAGACAGAGAATGAGTGAGAGTTTAAAAGGAAAGAAAGCGTGGAATAAGGGAATTCCTGCCAGTGATGAACATCGAAGAAAATTAAGTATCGCTGCAAAGAAACGACCATCAAATAGAAAAGGGAAGACTTGGTCGAATGAGAGTAAGCAACGGTTCTCGCTTATCTTGAAAGAAAGTTGGAGATTAAGAAAGGAAAAATATGCAACCGCCTAGCGAAGACATTAAAGACATGATAGTTGCAGAGAGCTCTCTGGGACTTACATTCGGGACAGATCTGTTCATTGGATTTGAGCACGCTGATCCTGATAACTGCGTTGTTATATTTGATACATACGGAGGTCCACCACAATTAACGGCAGACAATGCAAAATATTATTACCCCTCGATACAGATCCTGGTGAGAAATCGGGATTATTTGACAGGGATGGCGTTGATCCAAAACATAGTGGATACATTACACGGTCGGGCACATGAGACGTGGAATGGTACACTATACTCTCTAATTAGGTGTGCAAGTGACCCTGCTCTTCTCGGGTGGGATGATTCTAGACGCGCACGATTCGTTACAAACTTTAATATACAAAGGAGGTAAAATTATGTCAGATGCAATTAGTGGAGTAGGAACAGTACTCCGGAGATGGAATGGTTCATCGGCATGGGCAAACCTCGCTGAAGTAAACTCAATCAAAGGTCCTGGGATGACCAGGGATACAATTGATGTGACCTCTCTTGATTCAATAGGGGGATACAGAGAGTTTATTGGCGGGTTTCGAGATGGCGGTACGCTGACATTCTCAATGAACTTCACCAGGGCAAATTACGACCTGATGAAATCAGACTTTGAGAGTTCAGATATGGGGAACTACGAATTGGTTCTGCCCGATTCGGACAAGACCAGTATTGAATTTGAAGGATTAGTGACAGAGTTACCGTTGACAATACCAATGGATGATAAGGTTACAATTGATGTGACTATCAAGATCAGTGGTTCGCCGACTGTTGCTTCTGGTTCTAACACTTCGTTGAACGGTTAATTAAAAAGGATCCTAATCAGGGATTTTTAAGTATTTACAATTTTAAATTAAGGAGGTTTTAATCATGGGACTACTTACAAGGAGTGAACTTCTCAAGAAGGAAGAAGTTGAAGTTTTAAAAGTTGATCTTGGAAACGGCGAATTTGTTTACGTTCGTCAGATGACAGGAAGGGAACGAGACAGGTTTGAACGGTCTCTCTTGAAAACGAAGAAAAATGCAAAAGGAGAGATCATTGGGAGCGAAGACAATTTGGAGGATTTTAGGGCCAAGTTAGTTGCACATACAGTTTGTAATGAGAAAGGAGATCTTCTTCTGCAGATAGAGGACATTCCAATTCTTTCCCAGCATATGGGCTTTACTAAACTGGATAAGATTGTTGAGAAGGCGCAAGAGCTGAATCGAATCTCAGAGAAGGATAAGGAGGAGTTAACAAAAAACTCAGAAGCCGGCCTGCCCGGCGATTCCAGTTCCAACTCTGTAGAGAGCTAGGTATTGTACATCCGGACCTCCTCCTCGATCAGTTAACGTCAGCGCAATTAAGTGAGTGGGAGGCTTTAAATAGGATAGACCCGATAGGCAAATGGAGAGAGGATTATCAGACAGCTAAAATTTGTTCTTTAATTACAAACCTTACAATTCAAATACATGCTCCAAAAGGAACAAAGCTTACAACTCCTCTCACATTTATGCCTGATTGGGATGGAACGAAGGAAGAAGAAACGGTTGAAAAACAAACTCCAGAAGAGATGTTAAATATTTTCAAGTCGTTTATTACAGCAAGAAACACCGCGAAGTTACCAGCGAGAACGAAACCACCAGCAGCATTCATGAAAAAGACGATGAAATGAGCACGATAATAGGATCAATGGTAGCAATTCTGGGAGTAGATACTACCGGATTGGTTCAAGCAAATACAGCAATGCTCACCTTTGAGAAAAGGGTTACAACTTCTTTGAACACGATGTCTCAAAGGTTTCGTACCTTTGGGTATCTAGCGACCGCTGCTGTTACAGCTCCGATGCTTATGGCGAGCAGGTCCGTTCTTAAGATGGCGTCCGACTATGAGTTTTCCATGCAGAAGATTGTAGGGCTGACCGGCGCTGCTCAGGAAGATGTTAATCAGTGGTCGGAAACAATCCTGCGAATGAGTAAGGATACTGCACGAGCTCCGAAGGAACTTGCAGAAGGCATGTATTTTATCTCATCTTCTGGGATTAAAGGAGCAGAAGCACTTGACGTTCTTGCACTGTCTGCGAAAGCATCTACTTCCGGGATGGGACAAACGCAGGAAGTAGCTCAAGTGCTTACATCTGCTCTTAATGCGTATCGAGGGACGGGATTGACTGCGGCCTACGCTACTGACGTTTTGGTTGCTGCTGTGAGGGAAGGGAAGGCGGAAGCTTCCGGATTCTCAACAGCATTAGGACAGATCATTCCAATCGCATCACAATTGAATGTTCCTTTTGATCAAGTTGCAGGAGGTATGGCAGCAATCACATTGACTGGAGCTTCTGCTGCAAACGCTGCTGTGTATTTGAAAGGTGTATTTAATTCATTACTCACCGCTTCTACACAAGGGGAGCAGGCTCTAGTGAAGATGGGATCTTCTTACAGTGACTTAAGGAAGATTCTAGCAGAACAAGGACTGGTTGCATTGATGCAGCGATTGAGGGATATGCAGGTTAAGTACGGTGATGAACTGGTGAGTAATGTGCTTCCGAACATTCGAGCATTAACAGGGTATTTGTCTCTGGCAGGAAAGAACTTCCAATACAATACTGCGTTGATGCAACGAGTAACAGAGTCAAGCGGGACATTGTCGAAGGCGTTTGAAGCTGTTGCGGATACAATAAAAGTGCGGTATGATACTGCTATTGCTTCTGCGAACGTGGCGATGATTGCATTTGGTAAAAGTCTTGCAGAGGCGGTCCTTCCAATCCTTGAGAGTCTGGTTCGTGGCCTCAATAGAGCTGTTAAATGGTACGAGTCATTATCAGAGGCAGGAAGGAAAAACGTTCTCATTGCAGCTGCAGTGGTTGCTGCACTAGGACCGCTTTCATTAATGATAAGCCTTATTGGTTATACAGTTTCAGGATTGATCAGTCTTGTTACTCGATTAACGATCGTACTGAGAACTGCAACTGTAGCAATCGGAACAGCAATGAAAATCAATCCTGTTCTCGCAATGATTGCAATAATGGGAGGATTGATTTTGCGATGGGTTCTCCTTCGGGATAAAGTTAAGGCAGTATCTGAGGAACAAAAAGCACTCAACGCACTCGTAAAAGAAGGACTAGCACTTCAGGAAAGTGCTACTCCTATTGCAAGTAGAATGAGCATTGTCACATCACTCAATCAAGATCAGTTAAAAACATTAAAAGAAAACATCGCTCTCCAGAAGTCACTTGAGCAAGAGCACATGTCGGATATTGTTGCTCAGGCAAAAAAGATACTTGATCAGGATATAAAAACACAGCAGTTGCGAGAGAAAATACAAGCTGCTGCAAGTGATACATACAAACTACTCTTACTTGGTCAATTGAATGCTCGTGAGGAGTTTCTCACAAAAGATCTTAATGCCGAATATGAGGCAACACAGGCGCGGATTAAACTTTTGGAAGGATACCTTGCTACAGTTTTTCCGATGATACAGGAAGTAACGGAAGAGGTTGCAGGCGGAATTGCTGATAGTTTCAACGAAGCACATTATGCACTCGAGAAATATAACCAGGCGTTAGAAGCGATGAATAATAAATCTGTCACTCCTTCATTCAACGCACCTGATTATACAAAACTTCTCAAGTTTGGAGCAGGTCCTCCTACATTATTAGAATCGGTCACATCCGAATTGTCAAGAGTAGCGGCATATAATAAAATGGTAGGAGAGAGTTCAAACACGCTGACTGATCAGATCGAGGTTTATAAAAGTGCAATGCAGACGCTGTTTGACTCTGAAGAGTATCGAACTGGAGGAGCTGATGCAATTGCAGTAATGGGACAGCTTATTTCTGAGTATGATGGACTAATCGCACAACAGGATAAACTAGCGTTCTCAGTAAGAAGGATGGCCAGTACGCTTAGTAATGCATTGACAGACGTTGCAATGCAACTTGGATCAGTATTTGCAGGAACAGAAGGAGCATGGATGGGAATTGTTGATACTCTTCTTCAAACTGCAAGTAGCGTAATAAATGTATTTCTTGCAGAGGCGGCGGCAGCACTTCTGATGCATAAAGCAGTCACAATGCCGATCGGAGGATTGATTGCAGGAGCAATTGCAGTAGGTGCTCTAATGGCGCTGTGGGAAGGGTATAAAGGATCCCTCAACAATGCTGCT